GATACACAGGAGCGGCTGTAATGGCCGCTCTTTCAATCAGCCTTGGAGGGCACGGGAATACTTGTAAATTGGGCACAATTTCTTAGGGTGAGCATATACATCAAGTGTCAACTTATTATTATTAACCATTGAGGAAAGCGTAGTGAACACGTCGTTTGCATGAGCGCTTTTGATCTTGTTCAGGATTACCCCAAGCGACATGGAACCACCATTCTTGCGCATCAAATCTACAATGTACCCTTGCGGGTCTGTTGCGTACCGACTTTTGCCACGCGGGAAAACGCTTTCGGAAATATCAGAAATCTTACCCATAACTTGAAACTCCTATTTAGTTACGATGTTATAGTGATCTATTATTTATACGCACATATTTCAATGTTCAAAATCGCACAGATGGTAATGCAAAAATGCACAGAAGCATCGTATCGGCTCTACTAGGCATTCGTTATTTTGTAAGGCACTGTTTTCATTTGTGTATTATGAATAGTCACTATAGTGTGGCCCCCCATTCATTGCTTAGCGATAGCGGACCCCCCTATACACAAATTGAAACTGAAACAGAGAGAGAAAAAGAGAGGGATGGAGACAAGGAACTATCCAACTAAGAAGAGAGATATAGAGATAATAACTACTTGTTTTCTATAGGTTGTTAGCGCTAACATTGCATAGTATGAATGTGACTATTATGCGGTAAGATGTCCGCTAGGCATTCGAGACTATCCCATAATACCCCCAACCATAGGGACTATCCCATGATGGGGGTATCCCATGATGGGGTCATACATATTCCCGACCACGCCCGCGCACACGGCTCAGGTCTTCATACCAGAAGCGCACACGGGGAGGCTCTTGGAACATTACGACCCAATCCGCGCCACCGTATACCATGCTGGCCTTGCGGATGGTCCTGCCGCTCTCTGCCGCTGTATCAACGATGAGGGGAGCGCCCTTGCTGACGTGCTTGTATGGCACGAAGGGAATGCCAAGGTAGTGACTGGCATACACCGCAGCAACTGCCCCAGACCTGCCGGGTCCGGTAACGTAATCATACTTCCCGACAAGCGGAGACAGCTTATCAATCAGCGCCGCGCGGAACTCTTGTTCCTCGATCATTCGTCCAGAAAAGCCCATGGCTGCATCCTCAGTTGTGATGGTTGGATCATACTCGCATGTCGGTTGGCGGCAAGCGGAAAATTGTGCTGTGCGGTGAATTTTCTGCTTGCGGTTGGCGATGAGTGGTGTATGGTGATCTTAACGAAACGCAGAACCGGAGTTAAAAAAAATGCAAATCGGTGAAGTCGTAACTCACAATGGTGGCAAGGCGGTTGTTGTTTCAAAGCAGGAACAAAAGCCCGGTATGTTCGGTATCAAGTTTCAGATGGTAACGTTCCGCGCTATGGACGATGCCCAAAAACCATGGTCCATCAATGAAGGTGACGAATATACTGTGAATTGTGTGTTCGGAAAGGCGTCACGCTAACCCCACTTTTACATCCCGCCCGCACCGCCATACCATCACCACACCCTCAACAACACAGGCCCCCACATGGCAAAGCAATCACGTCGGACTGTTGCAATGGAGCAAGATGCAATCGCATCGGAACCACTGCCGAAACTGCGAGCCATGAACCAAAGGCAGGCGGAATACCTAGACGCACTGGAAACCAGCGAACAGGTATTCGTGACAGGGTGCAGTGGGACAGGAAAAACCTACATCGCCGCAAGCTATGCCGCTGGCCTGTATCTCAATGGCGACATTGACAGGATTATTGTCACCCGCCCCAACGTAAGCTGCGGTCGCGATCTTGGGTATTTCCCAGGCACCATGGAGGAGAAGTTTGCACCATGGCCGCGCCAGTGCTGGACGTTCTGCGTGATCGGATCGGACATGGAAAGCTGTCAACCGACATGAAAACCACGCCACACAAGCCTGCGCGTATCGAAGTAGCGCCTCTATCCACCATGCGAGGACGTAGCTTCCACGATGCATTCATCCTGCTTGATGAGGCGCAGAACACCACGCTGGACGAAATGAAGATGTTCCTGACCCGCATTGGATCAGGGTGCAAAGCTGTGATCAATGGGGATATTGCCCAGAGGGACCTTCGTGGAGATAGTGGGCTGGCCTATGCGCTGCACCTAATTCGGTCTGGCGCTGTAGGTGTTCCGCATGTGGAGTTTGGTGTTGATGACATCGTGCGCGGCGGTCTAGTGCGGCAATGGCTTGTGGCATGGGGTTGACTATGCACGGGCAATATGCCATACTCACCCCCATGGATAAATTCAGCAACCACGACCAAGACGAACTGCGCATCCGCATGTTGGATGATCTAGAAAAACTAGGTCCAGTCAAACGCGCGATCATCAATCTTACTATGCAGAATGAAAGCTTCGTGCTGCAACAGGATGAGGCGCGGCTTATGCGCTACATTGCGGACAACGGTTATCTGCCGTGGCAGGATAGTTCAAAGCCGCTCATGATCCACGCAACCCGCGCCATGGATATGATCGCAATCGGCAATGCCCGCGCCGTGGTTGATAAATGTCAACGCCTAGGTTATATCAAAGGCATCGTGCGGGATGGACATGGGCGACTTGTGCTGACGCAAGTTGGTTGGGATATGCTGGACCTGCACGAGACAGAAGAAGAATTGGAATGTGAGGATGAAAATGTTTAGCCTTGAGGAAGTGGAACGCGCCGCCATTCATTGGTATGGCAGCACCTCAATCGACGCATGTTGCCTTGCTGAGAACCGCATTATGCGCGGTGAGATTCCCACCTGAAAGCAGGTGATGTTATAACATGACACAGTTTCCAAATCCATCAACGCAATTCAAGCCAGGCCAATCTGGAAACCCCGGAGGCAAGACCGCAGATCACCGGGCAGCAGAGGTAAAGGCAGCCGAATTGGCCGCAAAGGTGCAGCTTAATTTCATGCAGGCACTGGCTAACGCTGTCGATGAATGTGATGGCGACACATCAAAGCTGGAATTCCTGACCAAAGAAGTCAACGCGCTTCTAAAAAATGCGCAGGACCGTGGTTTCGGACAACCCGTCGCACCCCAAGAAATCACCAGCCCGGATGGCAGTATGGGGCCTTCTGTTATCAGGATCGTCGCAGCGCCTACCAGAGCCACACCAGAAGGGCGTGAAGGGCAGACCTAGGCCAGGGTAGCGCGGAAAAGAGATCGCCGTGTGTGGCGAAATTTGAGGGGTCTATGGGAATATAGTAAAATGCCACGCAAGCTGATGTGCTGAGCGCGGCATTTTTTTTTGGGTTATGCGTCAATGGCAAATTTAAGCCTGCTGATGGCATATTCAATTCTGGCTTTGCCCTCTGAGACCTTGGCGGCATCTCCAGACTTCATTGCCGCGATGATGTATGCAGACCAATCCGCGACGCGCTTGGTGGCGCAGTAGATTTCTATTGCGTTGCTATTCATCTCATCTACTCCAGTTTGCGTTTCCGTTGCATTATTCATAGCATGCCGGGCGGTGGGCGCAAGCGGAAAATGCACCAGCCGCGCTGTTTTTTCTGCTGACGTCGGGTGCTGGTGCTGTATTGTGAGGGTGTAAGATTAGGAGGTGCCGAGATGGCAAACGTGATCAAAAGCACATCAACAGTCGCAAATAATGGTGATATTTATGCGTTTGGAAAGAATGATCGCGGCGGATACATACTATTCAAGGTAAAGAAAAGTTACTGCGGATCGAAACGCGGCGGATTGGATTGCAGATTTGTGTCTGTCGCGGAGAACCTATCGCATTATGATGCAATTGAGCTCATGAATAAAAAATGCGGGTATATCGCATTCAATCATCCATAACCAATTGACAAGCCCGCATATCGCGGGCTAACCTACCAAACATCAGGAGACACACCCATGCAAGCCCAATACAACTGGATTACCGACCAAATGACCGCACAGGGCAAAACCGTGCTGGCCTATGATCGCAAGGTTCCGCGCGGTAAGGTGTATAGGCTAAACGCGAAGGCGGTTCGGATGATCGCGTTTGTTGGTGGGAATGTATGGATTGATGGTCACAATGCACGCGGTTGGACGTTCGCGGCAAAACCGTGACGCAGCACCCCTGCTTTAACCGGCAGGGGCTTTCTGCTATGGTGCGTTGATGGCAGGAACAACAATTGCAATCCCTGAAAAGCTTATCCCAGTGTTCGCACCTGCGCGCGGGGATTTGGCATATCGCGGTTCACATGGGGGGCGGGGTTCCGCCAAGACACGCACATTCGCCAAGATGTTCGCCGTGTTCGTGGATGAAATGGATGGCGAAGGGCTGTCAGGCGTTGTCGTTTGTGGTCGTGAGTTTATGGGATCGCTAGCAGATAGCTCCATGGAAGAACTCAAGGCTGTCATTCAAGAAGATGAATACCTAGACAGCCGGTTCGATATTGGCAAGGAATATATTCGCACCAAATCAGGCAGGATCAAGTTCCTGTTTGTCGGTTTGCGGCACAACCTGGACAGCCTGAAATCAAAAGCCCGCGTTCTTCTGACATGGATTGATGAAGCGGAGAACGTTTCCGAAGTGGCGTGGCGCAAGCTGATCGCCACAGTTATGCGAGAACCTAAGTCTGAAATATGGCTGACATGGAACCCAGAAAGCCCGGAAAGCGCCACGCATAAACGGTTCCGCGCCAATCCACCTGCGAAGTCAGTCATCGTTGAAATGAACTGGCAGGATAACCCATGGTTCCCGGAAGGCTTGAACCGTGAACGCCTTGACGATCTGAAATACCGTCCTGACGTTTACCAGCACGTCTGGGAGGGCCAATTCCTGACCATGACTGCCGCGCAGGTATTCGCGGGCAAGTATCAGGTGCAAGAGTTCGAAGCAGGAGGCCTTGGGTGGGATGGGCCATATCTTGGCGGCGACTTCGGCTATTCGCAAGACCCTACAGCGGCTGTGCGGTCTTGGGTTAAGGATGGTTGCCTGTGGATTGATTATGAGGCTGGCGGTCTTGGCATTGAGCTTGACGATATTCCTACGCGCGTTGCTGCCATCCCTGACTTTGAGAAGTATGTCAGCAGGTGGGATAGCGCCCAGCCTAGCATGATCAGTCATATCAGACGCAAGGGCATCGGTCAGGCCCAAGGTGCCATCAAGGGTAAGGGCAGCGTAGAGGATGGCGTTATGTTCATCCGGTCATTCAAGATGGTCTATATTCACCCGCGATGCAAAGGAACGATCAGGGAGTTCCAGCTTTACAGTTGGAAGGTCGATCGGCTGTCTGGCGATGTTCTGCCTGAATTGGTTGACGCGGAGAACCACTACTGCATTGCTGAGGGTCAGCGAGTGCTGACAGCGCGTGGCTTTGTTCCCGTTGAGTGTGTTTCAATCGGTGATCAGGTCATGACGCGAAAAGGATGGAGGTTAGTTCTGGCTGCGCAACAAACAGGCGCAGACGTTCCTGTTGTTAAGGTCAGCACAACCATTGGCGACCTTGTTTGCACGCCAGGCCACCCGATTTATTCAGGGGGTTGTTTTGTCAGGGCTGATGCACTAAGTTACGGTGATGACGTGACGGGAGACGCAGAATGGCTGAAACAATTGAATGGAACGGCAGGGTTTACCACTGTCGGTCATGTGCTAGCCGTTACCGCCATTGGAAACGCAAGCAGGGTCTATAATCTACTGGTTGATGGGGAGAATGAGTTTATTGCGGAGGGCATCTTGTCGCATAACTGTGACGCCCTCCGCTACGCCCTAGAGCCTATCATGCGGCGCGGGAAGGTTGATTACAAGTCTTGGGTTTGAGCGATCTGCGCCCGGTATGCCATCAGAACAGCGAGAAGCAGCGCGCGGGCTGGCGTGTCGTAATCGTTATACAGTACGACCAGCCCATGTCTTTCGCACTGAAGTTTTTCCTCGTCATTCTCCACCAGAACGCAGCCCCACAAGTTCCCTTTGCGCCACAAGTCCTGAGACCAATCGCGGATGATCCAGCCCGGAACCAGTGCATCCTTCAATGCCATGGCTGCGTCGATTGAGTTGTTGCAGTATGCCTGCATTGTCTCGACAAGCGGGATGCCGCAATCCAGAACCATACGCCGCCAGACAAGCGCGCCGCCCTCCACCGCCGCAATCAGCTTGTCCAGCGCCTCAACTTGTTGTGCGGTCATTTGGTCAGGTTCTCCCATTGGGTGATGGCGGAATTGCGCAGCCATGCATACGGATAAGCTCGTCCCACTGGCCCTGTGTCAGACGCGGCGTATCATGGGCCCAGTCCGCATTGAGGATGACATCCGCCTCCCATGCCTCCACAGCGCGTGCGTACGCCAGCAGTTCTGGCGCGTCGGCTCGGATGTAGCGGATAGATGTTCCATATGGGTTTTCCATGGGCCAAGGCCCAGACACCACTTCATCCCAAGATTTAGTCGCCACAACCGGGCGCGCCCAGATAACCTTCGGTGCTTCCGTCATTTTGCTTTAACCTCCAATTGCGAAACCCAACGTTCGCAGCTATCCCATGCCGCTTCTGTGGCGAATGTATCATGTGACCGAATAGCTTCACGAAGCTTATTGAAGTCGCGCAGCATGGTTTCAGTCTTCGCCGCGCGCATAAACTCACCTTTGCTGACATACATCGACATTGAGTGTGCTTCCGTCATTTTGCATTCCCTCTCAAAATATGCCATGCCTAGCGCATGACACAGCTTTTCACAGATTCTCTCACGTCAGTCGTTGCGGGGCTCGGAACCGACCGGGACAAATCCGCTACTGTGTCTTATACGGCATCATATCCGACTGACCAAGAATTTGTCAACGCCTATCGTGGCGCATGGTTGCCGCGTAAAATCGTAGACCAGCCTGCGCAGGACTGTTTCCGCAAGTGGCGGGCGTGGCAGGGTGACACCAGCACAAACGGCAAGATCGAAGCTGAGGAAAAGCGGCTTGGCTTGCGGGCCAAGTTTGAACGTGCCATGATCCTTGCGCGCCTGTTTCGTCGGGCGCATGTGTATTTTGACCTTGGAGATGATCCTAGCCTGCCTGTCAATCATGAGCGCGTGCGGAAGGGACAACTACGGTTTGCGACTGTCCTTTCCTGCCGAGAACTAGCGGATGGCGACATTGACGATGACCCTATGTCTACGGGGTATGGCGAACCGAAGTATTACGAACTCATGTCGCCATCGCGCGGCATGGTTCGCATTCACCCGTCGCGACTTGTGACATTCTGGGGTGATGATGACCCTCAGGACATGGTATTCGGGCGGCGTGGGCGGTCTGTTCTTGAAGCTGCATTCCCTGCCATCAAGCGGCACGATAGCACTGTGGCCAACGTTGTTGGGTTGGTGTTTGAGGCGCGGGTTGATGTGATCACGGTTCCCGGGCTTGGTGAATTGATGGCTGACCAACGGCAGTCAGAAGCGTTCCTGAGCCGTATGCGTCTCATGGCTACGATGAAGGGCAATAACGGCGTTGTGCTGCTGTCCGGCAGCAATAACAAAGACGTGCCCGGCGAGACTTGGGATACCAAACCGACTACGTTCGCCACCCTGCCTGACATTATCGAGAAGGCTCAAGAGGAGGTTTCTGCCGCCGCTAAAATCCCGCGCGCTATTCTGTTCGGCGCGTCTAGTGGCGGACTTGGCTCTACTGGCGATCTGGAATTGTCGGCCTATTATGACATGATCGGGTCAATACAAAGCAATGAGATTGAGCCTGCTATTTCAGTTCTGGATGAATGTCTGATCCGTTCCGCATTGGGTGCGCGGCCTGCTGATCTTTGGTATGAGTGGACTTCCCTATGGCAGATGAGCGATAAGGAAAAGGCCGAAATCGCTGACAAGATCACCACAAGCGCTGAGCGGATGATCCGTATGGGCATGTCGCCGGATGTGGTGTTTGAGCCGACTGTTAGCGCGCTGGTAGAGGCTGGCACGTTCCCGGGGATTGAGGGCACGTTCAAGGAATACGCGGCAACGGTGGATACGTTCGAACCGGAGATGGATGAAGCCGCACTAGCTGCACCGCAGGAAGCGACACAAGAGGAAGCCGATGCCGATCAAACGTAAATCAGGTGAGGCAGTCTGTGTGGGTTATTTGCAGGATAGCGCTGTTTCTGATACCAAATCAGCCATGACACAGAAATTCGTTGACAGCGCAAAGATTGGCACGGTGAAGCGGACTAGCGAAGGCTATGTGACCGCATACGCGCGTGCTGTCCGGTCTGGCGTGCAGGATTACATGGGGTCGGAACTTGGCCTTGTTGATCGTGGTCGTATTCGTGTTTATCGCCCGCCTGAGGAAGTATTTTCTGCCGATAGCTTGAGGACGTTTAGCCATGCACCAATTACGAACAATCATCCTAGCGAGTTGGTTGACGCTGACAATTGGCGGGAATTGGCTGTCGGAGACGTTTCAACGGAAGCCGTCCGCGATGGAGACTTTATCGCCCTTCCGCTGATCCTGAAAGACGCGGCTGCAATTCGGGCTATTGAGGGCGGCAAGAAAGAATTGTCTGCTGGTTATACGGCGGAAATAGAATTTGTGGATCATGCAGACTACGATGCAGTCATGCGCAATATCCGCATTAACCATCTGGCACTTGTCGACAAGGCACGCGCCGGGTCAGAGGCGCGCATTGGTGACAGTGCCGCTAATCAATGGGGCGCTGCCCCGCTCACTACTGCTCATGAGGTTCCTCAAATGGAAATGAAAGCCGTAGCGATTGGCGACAAGGCTGTTAACGTGGCCGCAACTGACGCTGATACGCTGACTAAAATGATTGCTGACAAGGATTCCGCAATCGGTGAACTGAAAGCTAAACTCGCAGACGCGGAAAGCAAAATCCTGTCGGATGCGCAAATCCAAGACAAGGCCAAGGCTATTGCTGATGCTATGACGCGGCGTGCCAAGGTAAAAGCAAAGCTGGGCGATGCTGCCGACAAAATGAACGACGCGCAGATCGAAGGTGCGCTGACCGTCATTGATGCGATGCCTGCAACCGACGACACCGCCCGGATGGCTATGGGTGATGCGATGAAGGGCAAAATGTCTGAGGAAGATGATCCTTGGGCGAAAGTCAATGCTAAAAAGAAAGGGGCCAAGTGATGGCTGCTGTAAACGATACCTTCCGCACTGCGGAATTTCTTGTGAGCGAAGCCAATGGCTACCGTTCGCGTGATCAGGTTACTGTTGTGTCTACCCCGGCCCTTGTTGCTGGTCAGGTTCTAGGCAAGATCACCGCTGGCGCGGCTGGTTCTGCCGCTGCCCAATCCGGCAACACCGGCAACGCGACCGTCGGCACCGTGACCAAACTGGCCGCTGTGCAGGTTGGCACCTACAACATTGAATTCATCTCGGCTACCGAATTCATCCTGATCGCCCCCGATGGAGCTACGGTCGGCAACGGTCAGACTGGCACTGCGTTCTCTGCTGGCAATCACCTCAGCTTCACGATCACCGCTGGCGGCACTCCCATGGTTGTGGGTGATGGCTTTACCGTCGCTGTTGCGGCTGGTTCGGGCGACTATGCGGCTTGGGATGATGAAGCAATTGACGGCACCGCTGTTATCGCTGGAATCCTGTATGAAGGCACCGCTGCGTCGTATGACGGCATCGCTACGATCATCAATGCCGACGCGGAAGTTGTTCTTGACCATCTGACGCCTGACGATGCCGACGCTGCCGTGATTGCAGGTCTGGCCGTTCTTGGCATCAAAGCCCGATAAGGAAAACAGACATGGCTACTCTTGACGTATTCAATTCCAACGCCTTTAGCCTGACCTCGCTGTCGTCTCAGGTGGAAAAGGTGGACTATGTGCCTGGCCTGATTGGCTCGCTTGGCATTTTCGAAAAGGTTCCGGTTCGCACTCGCACCATTTGGGTTGACCGCCGCGAAGGTGAAGTGAACCTGATCCAGACTTCGGCCAACGGTTCGCCGCCCGAAGAACTGGTGCGCGATGATCGCTCGGCTGTCCCGCTCAAGGCTGTTCGCCTGGCCAAGGGTGCGACTATTCAGGCGGCTGAAATCGCTTCGTGGCGCGCGTTCGGCACCGAAAGTGAACAAACCGTTGTCATGCAGGAATACAGCCGCCGCATGGAACGTGTCCGTCAGGATGTGGAATACACCCACGAAAAGCACCGCCTTGGCGCGCTGCAAGGTATCCTGCTGGACGCTGACGGTTCGACTCTCTACAACTATGCTACCGAGTTTGGCGAAAGCATCCCGGCGGCTACAAACTTCGCCCTGAACGTCGATACTACCGATGTTCGTGGGGTCTGTAGCGCTCTGGTCCGTTCGGTTGCCCGCGCGGCTAAATCCGCTTGGATTGATGGCCGCACTACGCTGCACGCTCTGGCGGGTGATGCTTTCTACGACGCTCTGATTAATCACCCGACTGTTCGCGCCACCTATCTTAATTGGGCCGCCGCTGCCGAACTGCGTCAAGGCGCTGCGTTTGGTGCGTTCACCTACGGCGGAATTGTCTTCCACAACTATCGCGGTTCGGATGACAACTCGGAGATCGCCATCAACACCGATCAGGCGAAATTCTTCCCGGTTGATGCTGTGGACGTGTTCAAGCACGTTATGGCCCCTGCGGACGAGTTCATCCCGTATGTCGGCGCACCGGGTCAGAACGTCTACTCCATGAACCTGCGTGATACTTCGGGCCGTGACGCTTGGGTGCGCAACGAGCAATACAGCTACCCGCTGTATATCTGCCAACGCCCCGGCCTTCTGCGCGCCGGAACTCGCACCGCCTAACATAGTGCGTAGTTAAGGGTTATTGGCGGGCTGTAATGGCCCGCCTTTTTTCTAAAGGATCATGGACATGGCTGTTACACCGGAAAATGACGATCTTCGCTATACAAGATGGAATGGCCACACCGACGCCACTGAAATGGTTGTCGCATACCCGCCGCAAAAGCTTCTGACCGATGGTGATGGCGATTATGCTCGTCTTCGTGTCGATGTGGCGCAAACGGGGTTCTTCGCTGGACGTGAGTTTAGGACGTTTCGTAGGCTGTCTATCGCGTCTGGCGGTGTGCTTGTGGTTAAGGCGGTTGTGCCGATTGACGTGATCCTGTTTGAACTGGCCATTGAATTGGTAGACGGCTGGATTGATATTGAGACGGTGGCAGGCGGAACACCGGGCGGCACGTTTTCCGAGACGCTGCCGATCTTCCGCCGCAACAACATGTCCGTTGCACCTGTCGTGACGCCACAAGTTGTGTTGACCGCTGGCGGCACACATACTGGCGGGACTATTCTAGACGTGCTGGCCGTGAAAGCCGCTAGCGCCACTGCGCAATCGTCAAGCGTTGGCGGCAGAACCACAGATGAGCGTGGCGTTGCGCCTGCAACATATCATTTCAGAATTTCAAACCCCGGAAGCGGAACTGCCACCGGAGTTTGGCGCGCGTGGTGGGAAGAGCGGGCTTAGATTACCTCTCGGACGTGAATGCAGCGGATCAGGTCGCTGCAAGCGTATTTTTTTGCGTCTTCTTTGGTTTCGTGAGCGCCGCCAAGACCGCTGTTATACTCGTTCACCCAGAACTCACGCGTCTCACGGTATTCTTTGGTGACGCGGAAGCATCCGCCAGTTGACCAGTCCAAATCACCCGCGATATATCCGCAAAACAATTCGTCGCAGCCTGCATCCCAAGTATCCACCTCCGTCTCCGGGTGCACAGGGCACTCGCCGCCATTCCAACCGTGCCAGTTGCCGTCATTGTAGTCAGTCATTCGGACGTATCCTCATAGGTTGCGTTGATCGCCGCCGCGACTGCTTCGGCTCGTGCTTTGTGGTGTTTGTCGTCAAAGAACAGAACGGCTTCGCTTGTATCGAAACCAACAATACTAACCGTCGAAAGGTCGCCGTGATTATGCACTTCTGCATAACTAATGTCATGCACTCTAATAGCGATACTCATCCTCATAGCCCTCCTTGGCTTTACTTCACACAACTCATACACCCACCCGCTTTGCCAGTCAACACCTTTCTTGCTATCGTAGGCAACAAAATTCGGAGCGTTTACGCATGGCACTCATTGTTGAAACTGGAACTGGGGCGGCTGACAGTCAAGCCTATGCCAACGCAGCGGCCTATGTGGCGTGGGAGACGGCTTACTACGGTGTAGCGCCCACGGCTTCAACTGTGGTCGTGGAGGGCTCTATCCTGCGTTCTATGAACTATCTCAACACCTTGAAGTGGTATGGATCGCGGACCAATGGCAGGACGCAGGCTCTAGCTTGGCCGCGTTCTGATGTTACGGATTGCGAAGGCAACGAGATTGCCAGCGATGAAATCCCTGCCGAACTGATCCAAGCGCAGCATATCCTTACCAAAGCCGAACTCACTACGCCGGGTATTCTATCGCCGTATGGCGGTCTTGCTGCGGTCAAGCGCGAGAAAGTTGACGTGATCGAAGTCGAATATGACACGTCACGGCTGCAAGGGTCGGTAGGTGACATGCGCCAATATGTGACCAGCGCGCTTGATCTGCTGCGTTGCTTTGCGTCTCTGCCGGGTGCGCCGCGTGTGCCTTGGGCAGTGGTGGTGTAGATGGACTACAACCGCCTCAAATCCACGGCTGACAGGCTTATCAGCGGGTTCGCTCAGGGTGTGGCGGAAACCGCAGTAACCGTTCTTACGCCTGACAGTGATACGATGGAACCGCCCACTAGCGCGACAAATTGGACTGCCGTTGATGGGGCTGCGTTTCGTGGCGTGTCGTCTCAATATGTTGACGGCACAACTATTCTTGCGACTGACTTGCAAGGAATTGTGCAGGCCGATGCTGCGGTGGCGGTCGGCGACTTTTTCAGGACTGACGGCACGGTGAGAACGATTGTGTGGGTTGATCGTATTCCGGCGGTCGGAACCGTTGTGGCAAAGAGGGTGTTTATTCGTGGCTGATAGTATCCCGCAACTCAAGGCCGACATTAACAAGCTGCAAGCCAAGCTATCCACCGCACTCGCCCGCGTGTCGGAATTGGAAGCCATGCCGCGCGTGATTAAGGAAGTCAAGGTCGCACAGCCGCCAGAGACAATCATTCAGTATCTGGAAAGGCCGGGGGAAACTGTCGTGTCGTTTGTGGATCGTGAAGTAAAGGTAGCAATGCCTCCTGAGCGGATAGTGGAGTATCGGGATAGAGTAGAGGAAAAGGTTGTCTATGTTGATCGCCTTAGGGAAGTGCCGATTGAGGTAGTAAAGACTGTAGAGGTTCCGGTTGAACGTGTGGTTTACGTTGATCGTGATGTTCTTATTCCCATGCCGCCGGAACGGATTGTAGAATATCGGGACCGCGTGGAAGAAAAGACGGTATACGTTGATAAGGTAAAAGAGGTTCACGTTCCTGTTGAGGTAATCAAGACGGTTGAAGTTGAAAAGATTATCTATGTCGACAGGGAAGTATTGGTTCCAATGCCGCCTGAGAAGGTCATTGAATATCGCGATAGAGTAGAGGAAAAGACGGTATTTGTTGATCGGATCAAAGAGGTTTCGGTGCCAGTTGAGATTACCAAAAACGTAGAGGTTCCGGTTGAGACTATTGTTTACGTTGACCGCCCAATCCCCATGCCTTCCGAGACAATCGTAGAATATCGTGATCGTGTAGATGAGAAGGTTGTCTACGTAGATAATCCGGCGCATTTGGACATGATCAAGAAACTGCAATCCAAGCTAAAGGGTGCTTGATGGCTATCGGTTTCAGCATTGGGTTCGCTGTAGAGGATCGCCCTAAGAAGGCGATTATTTGCGTTTGTTCGGCTGTCGTGCCAGAAGTTGAAGTAACCACTGTAATCAGGCAGCAAGTAGAAGTCGTGGCCGTTTGGCCTAGAAATCCGGGGCCGTGCTAATAATGTCTTGCGAATGTGGAAGCTGCGTTCCGTCTCAAACCATCTGCGTGCCGAAGGGCGATGATCAAACGATAGTCTTCACTGTCCGAGAAGACAGTTGCGAGGGTGATCTGTTTGACATTTCCGGCGCTACTGAGATTGTATTCATCGTTGCTGATGTGTTGGGCGGCACCGTTCAAATCACCAAAAAACTGAGTGATGATGATATTGAAATCAGTACCAATGACCATCAGTTTTACCTGACCGTCACGTCAGCAGAAACCGCCGCACTCACGCGGACGAATAGCTATTTCGAGGTCAGGATTACGACTTCTGAGGGTTACAATAAGACTGTTGTGACTGGCGTATTCAAGGCCCAAGACACCATGATTAAGGATATTTGATAATGACGCTTACCGCATGGCAGGCCACGGTTCAGCATGACGATGGGGACTTTGTTGTAAACCCGTCCATCACGGTTCGGTTTGCGTCGGACAATAGCCTTGCCGATATCTTCTCGGATGCTGGCGGCACGACTACGCTTGTCAATCCTTTCCTTGGAACGGCGGAAGGGTTCGTGCAGTTTTACGCCGCGCCGGGGAAATATCTCATTCAGGGCGCTAAAGGCGGATCGCAGACCCAAGAGTGGGTGGTTGATCTGGCGTATTCGGTGCCTGAGTTTATCAGCCGCGCACAGGCTACCGCTGCTACCACGGGGCAGACTGGCGATGCTCAATTCATTGTTGTGCAGCATCCCGTCGCTGGCCGACTGGAATACAAATACAATGCATCCGGCACGGCTCTGACCACGGGAGACGGGCGTAAATGGGAAGCGCATGGCAAGCGTCGGCCTGAGCATTACGGCACTGTCAATGGCGGGGATGACCACGCTACGCTTGTTGCATGGGCTGCGGCTGGCGGGGATATGGAGGCAACGCCGGGTGCTGTGTATCGCGGTGTCGTGCGGACTGCGCCCATCACGATTGCGGCGGATGCTGTTTGCGACTTCAAGAATGCGGTGTATCAGCAAGAATTCACGCCCTCGGGCGACGGGTCGGTTTGGACGGTCAACGAAGGCGCAACTCTGCGCAACCTGAAATGGACCACAACTAGCACATTCTATTCGCAGCGTGCATTGCTGACCTACGGCAATGTATTCGGACTTAACTTTGTGGCCAATACGGAATTTCCGACTGGCGCTGTTACGGATGACCGCGACGGCTTTATTATCATCAAGGGGCCGAATTGCCACGTTGAGGATTGCTGTTTCAACGGCGCGCGTCGGTGTGTGATTACGTCGCCGGATGACGACACATCTGGCGCAGTAATCCGCAATATCCACATCTGGAAAAACTCTATCGGTGTGGCGTTGCGCGCGACGGCAGAAGGTGCTGTTGTTGATGGGGTATATATCTACTCCAAGGGCGCTAACAGCGGCATGGCGGAGGGAGTCAACGCTGTTACTGGCAGTGCGCCTCATGCCATTGTTCGCAACGTGCAACACATGGCGGAAGGGTCTGCCAGCGGTGAGCATTTCGTATATTCACCCGGTGCGGACGGCTTGGCGGGTATGCGGTTTGAGAGTATCGGCTCCAACGGCTCGGGTCAGTGCGGCATTAAAATGCGAGGCCACGATGGCTTCTTGGTTGATGGCGCGGACATTCGCGGCACATCTACGGGCAACACACCTAGCCTGAATGAAGAAGGTTTCCGGGGTGAATACCTACGCAATGGGGAAATCAAAAACGTCTCCATCAGTAAGATCGATGATAACTTTGGCGGCACGCGCGGCGTATACCTGAAAGCATGCTGGAACCTGCGTTTTTCCAATATCGCAATCAATCAGCCCGCCACCAGCTACATTCACTTGGCCATGGGCACGATTGCAGACGGATACTCTTCGCCGCCTGATGATGCGCTGTCGGAATTGTCGTTCAATGGCGTAACTTGCACAGGCGCTGGGGATTTGCCGTTCCTTGTTCTTGGCATTGCTGACTTCTCGGAAGATACCACGATCAAAGTTGGCAATATCACAATCGCGGGTCTGATCTGGGATGGTGATCTGGCAGATTTGGTGCGAGTTGGCGAAGATGTGACTTTCGTTACGCGGGTTGCTGGCACGCGCATCATGATTGATGGTGTCTGCAATGGGGTTGCGTTTACCTATGTCTGGGCTGCGGATGGCGAGCCGACGCTGACCACAGTGGACACGGCGCGCGGCTTCCTTGTGATCAAGGACAAGACTGCCCTTGCGACGGTCAGCCCGGACCAATTTACCAACGCCAGCGATACAGATAAGGTGCAGGCGGCCATCACCGCCGCGCTGAGCGATGATGCGTCCATCACCCTTGGCCGCATATTCGATCTGGATGGCGCGGTGGAGTTGCATCCCGGCCTCTACATCAATGCGATCAACAATGGCGGTGTGCGTCGTGCTGATCTTTCTTCTGGGTTCGATCTTTTTACTCTCGGTTCCGAGGGGTCGGACATTAGCCTTGCATCGCTTCGGATTGACGGGAACCGCGATGGTCAATCAGCACCTGACAATAACGACGCGCTTTTTTCCCTCAATAGCGGCTCTACCTCGCTGCCGGGCTACCTCAGTTACTGCACCGTCACCAATCGCGGCTCTGGATATGTCAGTGCCCCCGGCGTGGTCTTTACGGGGGGCGGTGGTTCTGGTGCTACCGCAACGGCAGTCGTCTCTGGCGGCGAAGTCATTTCCGTCCTGATCAACGATGGCGGATCAGGATATACCACCGCGCCGACAATTTCCTTCACTGGAGGCGGGGGGGCCGGTGCGACTGCCACCGTAGACACGGAGCCGAACAGCGGGCGTTTTTCTCTTCGTTGGTGCAAAATCTGGAATTGGTCCTACGAGGGGCAAGGACTGAATATCCTCGGCTTCCGTGGGGTTGACGTGGATGGTTGCAATTTCTGGGATGGCGGGTCCGACCTGTGGCACGCCATTTACGCCCGCCGGGTGTCGGATTTCCGGGCCGCGAGTAGCACTTTCCGCGATGTGTATGGCGCTTCGATCAAAGCCATGAGCATCGGCAAAGGCGGCAGGGCAATTGCAGTTGGCAATATCATCGACAACACACTGCGCGCCGTGAACTTCACCGATTTTTCTGATTTTGCGATTGTCGGAAACACCATCACTCGCGTTTATTATGGAAATGCTTACGGCATCACCGTGGCACAAGATGCTGGTGACACGGCCCCGAGGCGCGGTGTTATCACCGGGAACACCCTGACCCGCTGCCGTTCGCGAGGGATCACGGTTTCTAATGCCTTGTCTCTTGCAATCAGCGGCAACCACCTTAGCGATTGCGGCGAAATCCTGCTTAACCTGCGCGGGTGCCGCGAAGTGAATATCGAAGGGAACCAATTCGCATTCCGCGATCTTCGCAATCTGCGGTCTGAGGCATCTGTTGATCCGGGCGACGATCTTGAGGAAGCGCCTTGGGAAAACAGCCCGCCATATCTTGAGCCGTCGGCAATGACGGTGGCTGCGATCAATATCGCGGAAGGGGCCACTAGCCCATCGTCTATTCGGATCGGTGACAACGTGTTCTCGGCAACTACCGATGCAACAACTCATGCGATCACGACCGATGCAACCGCCGGGACTATCCGAATTGCGCGTGACGTTGAGGCCGGAATCACGGGCTTTACGACCAAGATCACCGATCCGAACGGCACCATCAAGGGGCGGCCCATGAGCGGGACTTTCACCCCGGCTTTCGCGCCGACTACCAATGCGTTTACATCTGTTGTCTACGACAGTTACGCCACGGGGCAATACACGGTGACGCCGGAGGGGTGGTGCGACTTCTCGCTGTCCATTCGGACGGATGATGTGCAGGTGGGAACCGCCAGCGGGGCGCTGCGCATCTCTGGCCTGCCGTATGCGGCTGCGTCCACATCATCCTATGGGGAGGCCGCAAACTGCGTTGCCCAATGCTACGGCGCGACAGGCTGGACCAATCACCCATATGAGGCAGTCGTGGTGGCCGGGCAGTCCTATATCGAATTGCGCAAGATTTCCACGGCAGGCGGCGCGACTGCTGCGGTGCAGGTCTCTGACATGCTCGCTGGGGTCAATGCCAATTCCAATTCGATCCGCATTTCCGGGCGGTATCGGATCAGCCCGAGCATCATCATCTGATGTCCAAACTAGACGCCGATATTGCGGGAATCCTGCGCGTTCAAGAGCCTGCTATCAGGAAGGCTTTTGAACGGGCTATCCGTGATATTCGAAACGGCGCGCAATATAAATCCCTGTTGGATGCGCTGCGAGTTGGTGACATTGAGGCGGCGGTTGCAGCCGTGGAAATCGACAACGCGGCGTTTTCCGAATTGCGCGGGGCCTTGCTGAATGTCTATGGTCAAACCGGAACCACAACGATCAACGGCACCACTTGGGTTTATCCAGATGGCACTAGGGCTATTGTGCGGTTTAACATGGCCAGCCCGCGCGCCGAAGAATACGCCCGCAATATCGGAACTGACCTAATTCAAGGTATTGCGGATGACATGAAAGCCGCC